AATTTCCTGAACCATCAGTTTTTAATAATTGATTAGCACTTCCATCCGATGTTGGTAATTCCCATGCTGTGCCTCCAGAAGCAATAGTTAATGCAGATCCTGAGGATGAAAGATATTCACCACCAGCCGCATCGTATAAATATAATTTCGCTGCACCTGCTAATATAAGATCATCTGTGGATTCGTCCCAAAGCATATAAGACCCAGAAGTAGCGCCAAAGAATTTTACATCATAACCTGTATCATCAACACCAACTGTTACAGTATTATCAATTTGTACGGCTCCATCAATATCAACAGCGTCTAAATTAGCTGTACCATCAACATCAATATCACCAGCTAAATCAATTCCTGCTGCACCTGCTAAGACTAAATCATCTGCTGAAGTATCCCACAACATGTATGCACTTGCTGTATCTCCAAAGAATTTTACATCATACCCTTGATCATCCGCACCAACTGTTATAGTTGCATCAACTTGAACAGCGCCATCAATATCAACAGCGTCTAAATTTGTAGTTCCATCTATATCTGCATTTCCAGATATGTCTAAAGTTGCTGCATCTAGCTCACCTGATAAAGTAATATTAGTAGCACCAGTAATAGCACCATTCAATGCAACAGCACCATTAATATCAATTGTTGTTGCAGCAATTTGTATTTCTGTGTCTGCTACTAAATCTAATTGACCATCTGTGCTTGAATGAATATATAAACCTGTATCATAAAAACAAAGTTTATTTGTACTATTTAAAGTTAAACCTGTTCCATCAGTGTGAGTTAAAGTTGTATCTTTATCTGCACCAAAACCTAGAATTGCTGAATCAGAAATTAAATAAACATCGTCTCCAACATAAGCATCAGCTGCAACACCTAAACCACCACCTGTGATTAATGCTCCTGTAGTTGCACTTGAAGAAGCAGTTGTTGCACTTACATTAAATTGAACTCCATCTTCAACTCTTGCAACTTCTGTTGCATCATATTGTTGAAAAATTATATCCTTGGCATCAACAGTTGGTTTAATTATAACATCGCTTGAAGAGTTTGAAATTCTTAAAACTTCTGTACCACCATCTTTAAATTTAAAATCAGCTCCATCAGCATCAAAAATAATATCTGCTGGTGAATCAATTGTTATATCTCCAGTAACACCCGTAAGAGTATTTGTTGATATACCAGTATCAACCATATTTGGATTTGAAGCATGGTCTGCTGCTGCATAAACAATTTTAGTTCCTTTATCGGTAGTTCCAAATGCAACAGTACTTCCTGATCCAGAAACATATTTAAAAGTTAATGTGTATGCACCTGATGTACCATTAACTAAAATATACATCTGTTGAACATCTAAAGGAATTGTAACTGTAGAATTACCACTAAGTGTTCCAGTAAATTTTATAACTCTGTGTCCAAGAGTTGCACCTGTTGAACCATCAGAAACAGATAATGTTGTTGTAGTTGATGAAATAGCTTGTTCAACATAACCACCAGCTATTTGTTCTATAATCTGTAAATTGGTATTAGTCTTCGTACCCCAATTACCGGCGTTCTCGCCGGTTGTCATTAGTTCGGTACCCAGTCCTGTATAACTTGATGCCATTTATTCTCCTATGCGCTCCCTACAAAAACTTCAACATCACAAGAATCTGTATCAGCAAGTGCTGTAATATCGACTAAATCGTTTAATGATACTGTAATTGCAGAACCAGCTGCATGCATAGTATCTTTAACTCCACCACTATTATCACCAGGATAAATAAACGAGTGGCCAGCATCTACCTTCATACAAAACTCTGTACTGTCTTCATCTCTAAATGTTAATGTAAGATGATTCGTTGAATCTAAATTTGTAATTCTAATATATCTAACATCGTCTTCATCGAATTGACCTGCTAAATAACTTTTTGATAAATCTGTTGAAGAAGCTGTAGCAAAACCTAATAGTCCTGTTTCTGTTGTTGAAATGGTCACGATTCTTTTAACAATTTCATTAACACTTGAAATATCTAACGATCTTTCGCTATTGTAACTATTATTATTAAGTGTAATTTCTTCTATTATTTTAGTTGTTAATGTTGCCATTATACTTTACCACCTTTTTTCATTACGGCTCTACCAATTCCACGTAAAGCTATACCTCCACCAGCCAGGTTAGCTTTAGATGGAAATCCTTTTTTTATTATTTTGTCTTTTTCTCTTGATGCCCATGCAGAACCTTCGTTCTTATCCCACACTCCATGTTTTTCTAATCTCTCTTCTTGTTCTCCAACTTTTTTAAAATCTTTTTTTATTTTCTTAAGTCCTTTTCTAATTTCTGGATCCTTATAACCTATATGAATATCACCTATGGAAGTTTTAATTTTTGCAGAACTTCCAAAGTCAGGTGCTTTTCTTGCTTGACTCTTAAGTTTTTGCTCTTTTTTAGCCAAGTCTTTTTTAGCCTTATCTATTTTTTGTTGTGTATTTTTCTTTGCTAGTTTATCTAATTCAGTTGTCATATTTTATCCTTACGGAGCCTGTACATTAACTTTTATACGAGGTTCACCATCCGTATAATCGTCTCGTCTACGTCTTCCTATTTGTTCCGCACCAAACTTAGCTATTTCAGTTTGATACTTTTGTTCGTATAATTGTAACATATCCATCGGTCCTTTTAAATAGCTAAATGCTTCAACTAGACATGCATATAAAAGTCCATTTCCAAAATTTAGACTTAAATAAGTTGTAGTATTTGCTGAGCTTAATCCTAGAGGTCTAGCATTATAATGCATTTTATACATAAATGCTGAGCTAGGAGTAGGTACTATTGTAACTCTTCCTGAAGAAGCAGCTCCAGTTCCTGTAGCTCCTCCAGACATTGCGTAATATTTTGGAGTCCCAGTAGTAGTTTCTGCTGCATCATATTCTCTTAAATAACTAATATCTTTTTTCTCTAACCAGCTATTAGCACCAGTTGCAGCTGTAGTTGAAGTATAAACCTGTATACCTCTTACAAATAAAGTACCAGCTGGTGCATGAATATTATCTTTTGAAGCAACTAAATTACCAATCATTTCTTTTCTATCTGCATCAATTGGTATGTCTCTTTGAATTCTTAATTCTGAATTATCTATAAATTGATCTGTTATAGTACTAGATAATACAGAAGTTCCAACTTCGGTATAATTACCAATTGCTGTTGTAAGTGTTGAATATGTAAATCCTGCCATTATTTTTTACCTTTTCCTCCGAATTGTTTTTTAAGCCAATCCTTATGAATTCTATTATAAATATCAATTTCTTTTGGACCCGCAGAGCCAGTTTTACTTTTAGCAATTCTTTTGTTGAGCTTTTTAATAGCTCCTGATCCAACGTTAAACCAATTCCATCCTGCCATTATGCACTAAGGGTTGCTGGTCCTATTGAGACTGGAAACCCTCCTCCTTTCACGCTACCTGCTGTTGCAGTGTTCGTATCAACTGTAAAATAAAACCAATTACTAGTTTTATCTGTGTCTCTACTACCACTAACATACTTTCCTGTAGTAATAGCATACCCTGCTGATTTTGCAATATTGGAACCTGCTATACCATCAAAGCTACTTGGATCACCATAAGACCCTGCAGTTGTTGGTGCTCCTCTAAATCTGTACGTTGATCCATTTGTCAACCCGTGATCCGGCGCATATACATTTATAATTCCTGATGAAGCTGCATAAGTTATAAAAGGTTGATGTGGTAATAATTGTGCTACAGAATTTTCTGTTCTATCTGTTCTAGAATTTTGTAAAGCTTGCGTATCTCCACCATGTGGTTTTGGTTCTAGTTGTGGATGCTTTGGTTCAAATTCAGATTTATGAACTAACATACCATTCCACTCTTTAACCATTTCATTATATGGAAAAGCCATTCCACTTCTATCTGATATTGCCTGTGATCTTTTTCCTCTTGCGTATGCCATATTAAATATTTGGATAATAGTTTTTCGGAGTTATATAAGTGCTTGCTGCAGATCCGTCTTCTGCTAGGGCACGTGCCAGTTCATCCTCATACAACAATTTCATTTGTTGTACTATTTGTGGATTAAATTTTTGAGCTAAATAAAAAGCTAAACCTGAAGCCATACAAGGTACAAATCTATATGGAACATC